ATCCATCATACCACCGAAGGATTGGATTGATGTAATGGATGGTGGTTACCACAGCACAGTCATCAATCAATTACCGATAGTGAGGGTACACTGATGAAGAAAAAATCTAAGGAATATTTAGATAGACTGCGCCAGCAAGACATGAGCGTGGAGTACCGTTGTCTCAATGGACTACAACGTACCCCTTGGTCAATCAACAAGCCTGTGCTTGAGGTGATGAGGACAGCTTGGGATAGTGGTGAGCAATGGGCTGGTCTGCCTCCTCGTGAGGACTTACCTTTGCCTGTGTACCCTTTTGACAAAGACCCACAGGAAATGGATGAGGCAGAGAAGATACTGTTCAGAGATTGGTCAAGCAAACGCAACCGTATTTATCAGGCTAACGGCAAGTCTATGTCGAGGCGTATCCAGGTAGAGCGTACACTTCAGCTTGCTAACCATTACTCTAAGTACGATGAGTTCTACTTTGTCTGGCAGCTAGACTTTAGGTCACGCAAGTATCCTGTCGAGTCCTTCATGTCACCACAGGTAGCTGATTGGGGTAAGGCTCTCATTGGATTTACTTACGGCTTCCCTATCAAAGATGCAGGTGATGCTGATTGGCTGGCTATCCACGGTGCTAACCTGTTTGGTAACGACAAGGTATCCTTTGCTGAGCGTATCCAGTGGGCATGGGAAAGCGAGGCTGACATAGTTAAGGTAGCTGAGAACCCACTTGATTACATGTGGTGGACTCAGGCTGACAAGCCTTGGCAGTTCCTTGGCTGGTGCATGGAGTGGTACGGCCTGTTGCGTGAGGGTTGGGGCTACTACACTCACCTACCCTGCTCTGCTGATGGTAGCTGTAACGGACTGCAGCATCTAAGCGCAATCCTCCTCGACTCTCAAGGAGGCAAGGCATGTAACCTCGTACCTTCTGATGCACCGTCAGATATATACACTGATGTAGCAATTAGGGCTGAGGCTGTAGTTAAACAAGAGGCACAGCAAGGCAGTGAGATAGCAAAAAAATGTTTGGAGTTTGGTATCACTCGCAGTCTTACCAAGAGGCCTGTGATGATTACGCCCTACTCTGGTACACAACACGCTTGCCGTGAGTACATTCAAGATGCAATCGCTGATAGGATTGAGAAGAAGGGAGACTGTAATCCCTTTGGTGATGATTACTTTGAGGCCTCTTTATATCTTAGCCGACATATCTGGCAAGGTATCAATGAGACTATCTCATCAGCGAGACAGGTTATGGACTACGTTAAGACCATTGGCTCACACTACGCTGATGCTAACAAACATATGGAATGGATAACGCCTACTAATTTTCTGGTTGTCCAGCCTTACTTGTCTACAAAGAAAAGATTAATCAAAACCCACATTGATGGGAACATAGTGAAACTTAATTATCAGCAAGAAATGGATGATGTTAATCGTTCACGCATAACGACAGGTAGTAGCCCTAATTTTATACACTCTCTTGATGCAGCAGCCCTGACCAAGACAGTGGTAAGATGTATGGATGGAGGGATGACTGACTTTGCTATGGTGCATGATAGCTATGGCACACACAGTCCTAACATGCCCATCCTATCCCAAGTATTACGCGAAGCCTTTGTTGAAATGTATCAGGATAATGATGTATTGCAGCAGCTTCGTGACCATGCTTGTTACACTTGTGGAGATAATACATTGCCACAACCACCAGCCAAAGGGACACTAGATTTATCTAAAGTGTTGGAGTCACAATACTTTTTTGCGTGATTTCTAAAGTCCCCCTATAGCCTATTCGTACACTCAAGGAGATATTATATGAGTAAAGCAAAAACAGTTAAAGGCCTATCAATGTATTGTAAAGTCTTTGAGCCTGATAAACAGTTTGAGAAAAAATATGGAACCTATTCTATTGACCTTCTCAAGACTGAAGAAGAAGCAACAGCACTGAGTGAGTACCTTCAAGGCCTTGTCGATGAACGCATGGCTGTCGAGGTCAAAGCCTCTAAGAAACCAGAGAGCTTGTCCACTCACCTACCTTTCGACACGTTTACCGATAAGAAAACCGGCCTTGAATACACACGCTTCAAGTTCAAGATGAAGGCTGGAGGTATCAACGATAATGGTGAATGGCATCAGAAGCCTGCAGTCTTTGATGCAAAACGCAACCCCATGTCAGGTGAGAACCTCATTGGTAACATGAGCGTAGTCAAGGTTGCCTTTCAACCGTCAGTTTATTTTGTACAGAACTGTGTTGGGGTCACACTAAAGATGGAAGCTCTACAAGTGATTGACCTTGTGCCTTGGAAAGACCCGAAGTCTCTGTTCGATGATGAAGATGGCTACACCGAAACGGCTGTGGAAAAGGATGACCGTCAAGAAACCCCATTCGATTCGGATGAGACAGTGAATGCCGAAGGGGACTTTTGAGGAACACGTCATCTCTGACCTAGAAAGCAGGGGCGTTCCGTTTGCCTATGAACCACATAGCATACCCTATCGGGTGGAACGCCTCTACAATCCTGACCTTCTAATCAATGAAATCTACATAGAGATGAAGGGCTACTTCCGACAGGACGCACAACGAAAGATGAAAGCAGTCAAGGCACAGAACCCTGAGCTAGACATACGCTTCATCTTTCAGAAGGCAACCTCGCCAGTTCAAGGCGCGAAGGTACGCAAGGATGGGACAAAGATGACGTGCGCTGAGTGGGCAGACCGTAACGGTTTTGTCTGGAGTGAAGGAACTTTGCCAGAGGAGTGGGCAGCATGAGTGTAGCTAGAGCAATCACAGTCAACCTACCTATAACCATCAATGCCACCATCATTGATTGGGAACTACTTGCCTATGAAATAGTCGAAGACCAGAACATTAAGAACGAAGAGTTAAAGAAGATAGCACGTCAGATGCGTGTCGCTGCTGAGATTGTGGAGGAATCAGTTGGAGCAGAGTAACTACATCCGTAAGGAAGGTTGCCCTCATTGTGGCAGTAGCGATGCTAACGCTATCTATACTGACCATGCTTATTGTTTTAGTTGTGAGACATATTCAATGCTTGAAGATAGAGAAACACAACAACCAGTTAACACGAACCTGATTGATGGTGAGGTCAACGCACTAACTAAGCGTGGCATCTCACTAGAGACAGCGAAGTTCTGGGACTATCGCATAGGTAACTACAAAGGTCAGCCTGTCCAGATTGCTAACTACAAGAACAACAAAGGTCAAACCATTGGTCAAAAGCTACGCTTTGCCAACAAGGACTTCTTGTATCTTGGAGATAGCAAGGACATTGGATTGTACGGTCAGCACCTATGGCGCAGCACAGGTAAGATGGTTGTCATCACCGAAGGCGAAGTAGATAGCTTATCTATCAGCCAGTGCTTCAACAACCGTTGGCCTGTGGTCAGCCTACCTCAAGGCTGTGCGTCTGCTAAGAAAGCTATCAGTAAATCTATTGAATGGCTTGAGCAGTTCGATAGTGTGGTGCTGGCATTCGATAGTGACCCTCAAGGTGTGAAGGCTGCACATGAAGCAGCCCTCCTCCTGAGTCCAGGCAAGGCTAAGATTGTATCCTTCCCTTCGGGGTACAAGGATGCCAACGATATGCTCAAGGCTAACCAGCAGAAGGCATTACTTGATGCTATCTGGGGAGCCAAGAGTTTCAGACCTGATGGTATCCTTGCTGGCGTAGACCTGTGGGACATGGTAACATCTAAGGACGATAAGGAAAGCGTAAGCTACCCCTATCAAGGCATCACAGATAAAACGATGGGGCTTCGTGTTGGAGAAATCGTAACCATCTCAGCAGGCAGTGGCACTGGCAAGAGTCAGTTCACTAAGGAGATAGCACATCACCTGATACGTCAGGGTGAAACGCTGGGCTACATAGCATTAGAAGAAAATGTAAAGCGTACTGCTCAGTCGCTAATGTCTCTATCAATCAACAAGCCTATCCATCTAGGTAGTGAGGGGGTAACAGACGATGAACTTAAACATGCTTTTGCTGATACCCTTGGCACTGGTAGGGTATTTCTCTATGACCATTGGGGTAGCACTGACTCTGATAATCTTCTTAACAAGGTACGCTACTTGGCTAGAGGTTGTGGCTGCAACTGGATTGTACTTGACCATCTATCTATCGTAGTTTCGGGCATGGAAGGTGGTGACGAAAGACGTACCATCGACACCCTTATGACCCAATTGCGTACACTGGTGGAGGAATTGCAGATAGGGCTGATACTGGTCAGTCACTTGAAGCGTCCATCGGGAGACAGAGGACACGAGGATGGAGCGCAAACCTCCATGTCTCAACTGCGAGGCAGTGCTGCCATCGGTCAGCTAAGTGACATGGTGATTGGTCTGGAAAGAAACCAGCAAGACCAAGAGAACTTACACACAACAACAGTACGACTGCTCAAGAACAGGTTTTGTGGCATCACAGGTATCTGCTGCCACTTGGCCTATTCGATTGACACAAATCGTATGACAGAAACGGTGATGGATTATGACGAAGAAACAACCCCCGACTTCTAGGCCAGTGCTTGTTCTCTATACCGAAGCACAACTGAAGCAAGCCTACCAAGATTTCTTAGAGGAAGTAAGCAGCCTAATGATTGAAGGCCACAACATGGGCAACGTCCCAACGCTTGAAGAGTTCCGCATCATCTATGAGGAAGAGCAAGCAAGTTTATAAATCACTCCAGCGAGAGGATTAGCATGACTAAATATATAATGGACATTGAAGCCAACCACTTACTTGAAGACGTAACTAAAGTCTGGTGCGTGGTAATGCGAAACGGTGACACTGATGAGGTAACTACCTTTGACCCTGATGAGATAGAAGCAAGCCTAGAATTTATGGACAAGGCTGAGTATCTGGTTGGTCACAACATCATCGACTACGACTTGAGAGTACTCAAGAAGCTGTACGGTTGGGACTACAAGGGTGAGGTCATTGATACCTTAGTCTGTACAAGAACCATCTGGCC